ACTCTGAAGCCCAATGCCGTAGTCGCAACCGCCGATTGCAACTTACCTCCGAATACCTCAAGTGTGCTCTTGCTAGTGGACACACCTTGTACCCTACGCAAGATGGTAATTATATTGTTTAATTCTAGTTCCCTTCCTGATGCCTTCATCGCCGTTTGGAACGAATCACTGCTTACGATAACCCTCGCATTCCTCAAAGGCATTGTCATTCCAGACAAGAAAGCGTCTGATTCTATGCCGCTCAAGAAATCATCCGACCACCTATCAAGCCTCATTCGCCGCGTGCCACCCGTACGCGGTAGGTACTGGCCTTGCTGCTCTGGTGGGACTGATATGTCCTTACCGCCCTCAACACGCTTAGGTAGCTGCCTGGGACGTGACGTGTAAAATGGGTCACGCGCAAGTTCAAAGCCGTTCAAAGTTAAGGACACTTCGTTAATTGCATCAGCCCTTAATGGCGTTAATTCGTTAGTCCAGTCTGCTATACCTGTCAATGTATCGCTGCCTCGGACCACATTTAAAGCCTGTTTTATTTCAGCGAGCCGGTTAATCTTATCCGTACCGTCTGGATTCTTAGGGTAATCAAAACTCTTGCCTTCAATAACCCAACCTTTTGTCTTGAGAATGGCCTTGAGATTTTCAGGACTTCGTGAATGTAACTCTAATTTAACAAGGAAATCCTTCTCTAGTTTGATTTTCTGACCAGCGAGAATAACTTCAACCTCATCGCTGATCTGCTTAATTTCTTTGAATCCGATCTTATCGAATTGCTCTCTTGATAAATCGATCCATTCCTTAGTCTTATCCGCCGTGTCTCTCAAGCCCTCATGCAAGTCAGTGTCGAGGATCTGCTTTAGTACCTTCGAGCCTGGATTAGTCGAAAGCTGCACAAGCGTGTCAAGATGAGCGTCATCAAGTTTCAATAGCTTCTTGTTGAACTCTCCGACCTTTTCAAGCTTACCCTTCTTAACTTTGACGGGTCTATCTTTCGCAGCCGCTTTCCTTGCCTTGCCAATGGTCGCTATTTCCTGAGTAGTAATCGTCTTTAACGCACTGTCAATAGGCTTAAAGCCTTTCTTTGTAAGCAGTTGAGTCTTGAGCTTTGCGTTTTGCGCAAGCTGCTGGAGTGACTGAGTAACAAGCTTAATGTCCTCTGTGTCGATCTCGCTAATGTTCTTCTGGGACAATACGTTTAATCGCCTTACCCTTTCATCTGGTAGTCTTAATGCTAACTCAGCTTCGTCGTTAAGGGCCTCGAGACCGCCCGCTAGTTCAGTTGAGAGCTTTTGCGTGACCTGCTGTAAGGACTCTAAGTCAGCACCGAGTAATTGCTCACGTCCTCGTTTCGCCTGTACATCAAGATCGCCGAACGTTTTCGGGCCTTCTGGTAAAGGCTTCTTGGATATCTTCTTGAGGCTTATTTCATCAATGATCCCCATTATCTTTTCGCGTTGAGGGGATGGGAGTTTAGCGAGCCTAACGACTCCAAGCTTGTTACTGGATTCTATCTTCTTGATAGTCTGGCGTAAATCGCCCACCGCAATCTTTCGCTCAAATTTATCAATGCCTGTTTCAACTTCATCGGTCAGTTTATTTAACGCTTTGATTGTCTTAACCTTGTTTGCTCTATTGATAAACGCCGCTCGTATTTCTCTGGGGATGGCAGTGACCATTGATACCGCATCATTACGCAAGGATTCTTTGAACTCTACTGCTTCTCTTATTTTCGATATCTTAGCCTTAGACCCTTCAATAGTCTGTTCAAGTTTAATTGCCGACTTCTCTCTTAGTGCCTCTAGTGCAGTCTCTTTTTTTGCGATTTCCAACGCTTTAGATGTTGCCTTTACGAATTGCTTTTCTGCTTTCAGTTCATCACGTCTTGTCTTTAGCTGGGCTATTTCATTTTCTTTTGTTTGAAGTTGCCTTCTTAGTGTTGGGTCGGCCACAATCTTAGTGCCCCGAACTCCTTCGGCCTCCTTGAAAGTAATCTTCATTGGTCCAGCTTCTTCAGGTGACACAAGTTTAGGAGGTAGAACTTTCGCAGCAACCTTCTTTACTTCGAGAATTTTCTTTGCCGCTTCAATAGCAATCGCCTCTTTTGTTTTTGGGACTTGTTTTGCAACCTTACCTATTATTTTTCCCGGTTTTTCAATCTCAGCAAAGCCAGGTCTTAACCTTTTCTCTAATAATGGTCGTGTTGGGCGGACCGTAGCAACTACCTCCTTTCTTGGTTTAAAATCGATTGCCGTCTTAAATTGTTTGGGGTCAGTAGACTTCAAGTGCTTTAGTAACGATACGATTTCTTTTTTAGTGAACGGCGTATCTGGATTATTGAAGAGTATTTTATCGGCTTGTTTATTGACAGGTAAATCTTTGATGGTCTTGAATAATGCTCTTGCTGAGCCCATGAAAACTTCTAACGCCACACCTGTTAATGCGCCTATTCCTGTGGCAGTGACTATTTCTTTTGCTCTAGTTTCAAATGTATCACCCGAACCTGGTGCTTGCAAAGCCTCTATTAAGCCAGCCTTAGTGCCTACACCTATAGCACTTTTAACTACTTTTGGGAGCTTGGCAAATATCTTTGCCTTACTTGGGTCTGGCAATGCCGCAAACTGTATAATACTGGCAAGTATATTACCTGACTCTCCACCTATACGAGCCAATAGCGTAGGGTCTTGAGCTACAACCTGCTCCCTAATCCTTGCCATTGATCTGATTAGAATAGACTCACTTCCCTTTGGTCTACCTAAAAGTGCTTCGGTAGGGCTAAGTCCCTTACGGCTTGTAAACTCAGGTAAATTAAAGGCTAACGAATTAAAGAAGTCTGTGCCAATCAATGACAGTAAAGGGAAATCGGCAACGGCGTCCATTAGCTCAGGAATAGTTTCTTTTATTCTTATTTCATCATCTATGGACTTTGCTAGGCTTGGGTCGAATGACCCAGGGCTTTTATTTATCGTTTCGTTTATGAATCTTAAATCTTCTATATCAGTTGTTTTTATTCTATCGGCCATGTCCGGCTCTACTTCTGGAAGCGGAGTGAAATCATCTGGGTCAACTACTTCCGGTAATGTCACTAAGTCGGCAAGCGGGTCCCCGCTAACATCAGTCTCGATGCCTAGGAAATCCTTGACAGCGGAAGCTCTAGCCCTATTATCTGTTTCAATCCCCTCTCTAACTCTTTCTAAATCCCTGAAAGCTTCAAATGTCTGGCCCCCTTGAACCCCAAGCCTATCAAGAACATCGCGGGGGATAAATTGCCCCGTATCTTTCCACCATATATTTAATCTACGCTGGGAATCAAACTCGGAAATAGGCTTGAGTTCGTTTACGCCCATAGCATTATTAAGTCCTTTACGTGCGACCTCAATACGCCCATCGTCCCATACATCTTTTCTAAGTAACTCTTGAGTGGTTACGTCTGGTATCCACTTTAGACTGAATGGGTTGTTTATCACGCCGGGCAATCGCTCTGACTGTTTGACCGCTTTTTTTTGAACTGGCTCTAGAGCAGGATTATTTTGCAAGAAAGCATCTAATTGTTCATCTGTTACTGGCATTAGTCTCGTCCTATTAATCTGTTAAGTATTCTTTTAATCCCGCTCTCCTTGGCTTTCTTTTGTGTTGGCCTTGCTTTACCTTCGGCGGTTAGGTCAAAACCTAACGAAATCGCTTCTTCCATAATCCTCTTGGCTCCCTCCCTATCGCCTTCTTCGTTTAGCTTTCTTATGGACTCGGTGATGGCCTTTTGTTGGTCCTCGAAGCTCTCAGCGAGCCTGAGTTGCCGTGCGGTCACTGCTCTCGTCATTTGAGCTTCAGATAGAGTGTACTTACGCATCAACCTATCAACTTCTGCTGTCAGTTCCTCATCTTCGTAGTCTATTCCATCAAATTTATCGCCTAATTCAAGTTCTGCTTTATTCGCAAGGTCAACAAGTACTTCGTCTATTTCGTCTGGCTCCAAAAGCAAACTTGTCTGTCTCTCAATCGAATCCCTGAGTTGTCGGTTTCTTGTTGTGTATTTAGAGTTCTTTCTTCTGTCGTCTGCACTCTGAGATTGATTTGATGCTGTACTGATGTTGTCTAAGTTGGTTCGCCCCTCAGAAGCTTTAACGTCTTTGGAGAACTTTTGATATTCATCTATAGCGTCATCATAAGAAACTTCTCCAGAACGAACACTTCTTATCAAGCGATCTATCTTGATGTTAGTGTTGTCAGATGTTACAAAATTACTTTTAGTATTCGCATTATTAACTGAAGCGATATAACTATTAGCTGTCTTAATTTGATTATTCTTTTCTGTCTCAGAAAGGGGAAGCGTGTTTATAAAAACTGTCATTCCGTCGAATTCGCCCTTATTAAGCTTTCCTTTTATTTGCTCAACTGACTCAACCTCATTCTGTTCTGCTTGTAATTTGTCTTCTGCGCGTCTGTTGTTTATCCTCGTCTTCGCTGTAGATTCAGCATTTTGCTTTTGATCCCCCGTTAATCCCTCAATAAATTCTATGGCATCTAAAGCAGCATTCAAATCTCCGTCAGGGTCAGCTTCAGTTACGGTTGCCTGCCACGCATCAAAACCTATTTGAGAAACGTTCTGGACAGCTACCTTGGACTCAGCCTTAATAACATCTAACTGATTAGCAAGTCTTGCCTTTGCGAAATTCTCTTCCAAAAGGCCACTCTGTACCTGCTGATTGGTGAAAGATATAAGACTCTCGCGATCAAACGAATTTATATAACCTTCAGTTATTTCATCAGCCGCCCTCAATTCCTGCTTCGCTCTAATAGACTCCATCGAAGTTTGAGTTTGCAGGCGTATAGAGTTAAGATTCTGTGTGTACCACCGGGCATTATTCTGTTGCGCCCTCGGCATTGTAGCGGAGTTACCCGCCTTTCTTATTTGAGCAAGCATCTTATCGCGTTCTTTTTCCAAGTCTTTGAAACTCGCACCTGGGTTTCCGGCAACGAATACATCATACTCTTTCATTGAGGTATTAACGAACCCTTGGAACTGAGCTTCTTCGTTCGCAACCCTAGTTTGTTCAAGACGATTAAACGTATCACCACTAAACTTTGCAAGTGACTGCCCGAACGCTCTTTGACCTGACTGATCGGCAAGATCGAATGGAGGTTTAACCGCACCAACCCTACTCGGCGGCAACTGAGTTCTCTGTGATAATGGTATTTGTACTGACATGTTATTCCTTTATCATATTGGGATCTACTACGATTGCATCTTTGTTCAACAGAATTTTACCTTTTTTTAAGACTTTAAACACGTACTTACGTATTACTTTTTTGAACCACACTTTTTCCATAAAAGCATCTACCATCGCAGGTTGGTTCGGGTCATCAAGATAAGCAGGGTTATCCATTAACGGGATAGGCTTATCTCTCAAGAACCAAGAACGGAAGTCATCAATAAAAGCTACTGGAATGACAATCGTTATCTCGATGTCCCCTGGCTCTGCTTTTAAAGGACTTACTAAAATCATCATCATTATTAGAATTATCAGAATCTTTTTCATTAGTTTACACTCCTGCTTGTCTCGTACCAACTTGTACCATCATAAATTAACTGTAAAGTTGTATCATCAGCACTTGTAAAAGCCGCTGACAGATCAACACTGTCTGCTGCATGTGTGTTATCATCCGTTATTATCACATTCGCGTCAACAAATATAAGTGTAAGCATGGTTGCCCTGCTCGCCCCTGTAATCGTTGCAATAGTATTTCCGCCGCCATCACCGGTGATTGTCATAACGTTAGAACCTATCGCGAAAGTAGTAACGCCTACGCCTAAAGTATCTGTGTCGGCTGTTGAATCGAGTATGCCCGTTGCCGATATAGAGGTGTAATCTGTTGTGCCTCCATCGCCGAATACTGATACACCATTTACTTCTAAGGCATCTGTCGGTACTGTTGTATCGCCTATACGCATGTTTCCAACGTGAGCCATATTACCCCCGAGAGAAAAGATAGACCAATTAGAAGATGTCCCTGTCACTAAATCTTCTATGTATACGCCATATTGATTGGTTATTGAACCTGAGGACGCTACCATAGATGCGTCTTCTGCGTAATAGCTATAAGTGTCAGTGACGCTAAGAGTAGAAAACGTGCCGGAAATAGCGGATGAAAAAGCCCTGTATTCTGGAATTGTATGGGCTGTGCCTCCACCGAGAACTAACCTAGCTCTATACGAAATCATTGATCCAGTAGGTGTTGCGGTTAAGTTTCCAAAACCCAATTCTGAATTGTTCCCTGTTATATCAAATGCAGCTAAATTTCCAGTTGTTTGCAAAAGGAAATCAAGACCTAAGAGATTTCCTATCGGGTCATCGGTAGCGTCTCTAGCGGTTAATAATGTGGTTATTAGAGGCGTTGCCCCACTTCCTATACTTACAGTTCCGTCAACATCTAAACTTCCAGACGCTCCCAAATCCCCATTAACAGTAACTTCGTCAACAGCAAGTTGGATTAGGTCTGTGTCACCTGTAATCCCTATATCGCCACCATCTACGAGTAAGTTTCCGCCGAGAGTGGTTAGGCCTGTGCCCAAAGATGTAATAGATATGTTATCTGTTACGTTGCCTATCTGTAAGTTATTCGATAGAGTATTAAAACTCAGCCAGTTTCTAGAGTTACCCAGTATACCTAATGCTGCGGCCTCATTTCCTATAAGGGTTATAGTTTTGCCTTCGTCGCTCCAATCGGCATTTGAAGACCCTGTCCAGCTGTAGTTACCTGTTATCACATTACTGAATTCAAGTGCCGTACCAGCCCCATTTACCCTTGCGAGTGCGTTAGCTACGAATGAAGCTGGCGTATCTGTTAAACCGAGAAGTGTCGTTATCCCTGAACCGCCAGCACCACCACCACCGACAGCTACATTGGGTAACTTCCCTCGCAAGTCTTCGTTATCATGCAGTGTCCATGTAGTTCCGGGCGTATCAATTATAAAGGTTAGCCGAGCAATCAAGAATCCTGTTCCTTGAAAATTTCTCGGAATAGTATAATTTGTGAAATTGAAAGCATCTGCTACAGCAAGTTCGGGTGAATTTTTGCCATATGTTCCACTCGGCAGATTACACATTAAATGAGAAGTTGTACCACTTCTATTCTGGACGCCCCAAATTACAAAACTAAAACTTGCACTTCCTATAGCTGTTCCGTCTGATAAGTCTGTTTGTGTAGCAAGATTAGTAGTCGTGAAATATTCATCACCAAATTTATTAGCAATATGTATATCATCTGTCGGCATAGATAAAGCTGGAAACCCTTGTGGGTGAACTTGATATACAACGCCAGAAGTAGTAGATACATGGACAGTGTCTATAGCGGGATTATTATTAGCTACTATCACAGAAGATTCAACACCTGTATCCCATTGAGATTCAAATTTCCTTAGTTTCTCGGATATATGTTGGATGTGCCCCATAGAATTAGAACTTGACGCTATGTGATCGTTCCAGTTTCGGTTCACCAAAGCCCCATCCGTAAGAGTTGTTGCCGCTGTCCTTAATGTCACATTAGCAACTTTGATATGCTCCGTAGAAGGCCATGCAGAACTTGTCACAAGAGTAGTTTTACCCGACTTTAATATATAAACTAAATTATCCTGCGGGTTATCATCCGCCCCAGCGGTTAATACAACTGTAACGGGTGATGACGTAACATCAAGGACGGTGAATCCGTCAGAAAAATTTTCTGTTAAATCACTCACTCCGTCACTGTTTTCAAGTGTACCGGTTATAACCCCACCTGCGGACGATACCGTAAAATTAATACTTTCAAGAAATCCACCATTCCAACCATTGTCTAATATATCCTCAACCCTACCTACAACAGAAACCAAAACCATTCCAACTGAAGCGTCAGCTATCTCACAGGTTCCCACCTTTACTATATAATTCGGGTATTCTGGTTGAACATTAGTAAACCCACCAGCTGAAGTCGCAGATAAATAAAGTTGATCACCAGGAGAACAACTCACAGTATCAATGTCCCTAACCTCTCCGAATGTTGTAACTATACCCAATGTGCTGTCTGGTATATCCATTGTAGCGAAACCAATTGTCCTGTCAGCGGTAGTAGGATTATCCGCTTTTGCTAATGTGATGGTAGGTCTACCACTAGAAACCCCGCCGATAAATACAATTTTTCCGTCGTCTATCTGAACGCCAGTTTCGTTTTTGGCTATCATCCAGATTTCTTCGCCGACTTGCTGGACGGGACCTAACCCGCTCGACATATTAAGTACGTGATCATCTGCGTTCCACCATATTTGCCCCTCAGGTTCGCTTGCTGGGGTTACGGATGTATCGAACAATAAAGTCTGAAGATTTGTCAGATCACCACCCGTAAGTGTAGCCGTACTATCAGTAAACGTACCACCCGTAATAGTGCCTGTAGTAAGCACCCCATCACCGGCTGCGGCGGTAGTTATCAAGGCAGGGCCAGTTGTCCTTGTCCAAAATCCAAGTGTCCCTGTTGACGGAATAGTTGAAGTTAATAACCCGGTTCCGTCCGCATAAACATTTACACCAGTAAGCCCGTTATCAACTATCTGTCCAAATTCCCCAGTTCCAGTACCAAAAAGAGAAATAACTCTAGAACCATCAGGAGATAACACTCTTACATCACCATCTGAAATCTCGAAGTTTCCGCTTCCGTAAGCGATTGATGTCCATAATAATATAAGTATTAGTATCTTACGCAAACTGACCACCTCCTGGAACACTTGGGAACCCTGTTTGAGTAGGACTCCCTGCACCGGGAGGCGAACCTGGCAATCTCGCACCAAAACCTGCGATAGTGCCAACACCTAATAATCCTTGAGCCAAAGCACCAAACTTTGATTTCTTACGTTTTGCTTTTCCAGTAGCGCGCTCGATAGCAGCACTACTCAATAAAGCGGCAGATTCAACCCTACCAGCTTCCAATCCAAATCCTATATCCTTAGCGATATTAGCCCTTGTTTCAGATTCAATAACTAAAGGAGAGCCAACGTTTATCTTTATCCCACTAGCGGCGGCAGCCCCTTTTTGCGTTGCTCTCAATCTCCTACCTCGTTCACCCTCAATCCTCGCTTTTTCAACACTAGCTTCGCGCACCGCTTCTGCATTCTGAACATCAATAGCAGCACGAGCTTTACCTATTTCCTCGGCTTGCTTACCTTCTTTCAGAGTACCAAGAACGCTTATGCCAGTACCTACGCCAGTAGCGATAAGTGCAATGGTAATAGGATCATACCGTCTGAATGCAGATAGTTTGAATAATTTTCCATTACTCTCAATTTCAATTATTTCATCAAATATATTCATCATTCACCTTTGAATAGAGCATGGAAGATATACCGCCCGGAAAGAAGTTCTTTCGTTCACAGTCAAATTTAAAGCCAATAGCCTCTGTGAATCTAATCGCAACTGTAAAGTTAGCCCTTACATTTGCTTCAACTCTCCGCATTTTCAACTCAACAATCAATTCGTTTAATTTCTTTTCAATCGCACGGCAAGCAATAAGACCGAAAATACCATCCTTTTTAGACTGCTTTGTCAACACAATCCATGCTTCACCAACTCCGACATGAAATATCTTAATCCCGCCAACAGCGACAATCTCACCTTCAAATATGCAAGTATACGTATTAGCCGGGATAATCAATTCAGGATAGTTCTTGACCTCGTCCTGAAATGGATTCTGCCTTACATAGTCCATATCGCCTGTTTGGTATTCTCTAGTTTCAATCATCGCCGTATCTCCATATCCGGAACAATTGCCCTGATACCAAGAGGCACAGGCTTGCTACTCTCAAAATACGCGGTCTGTTTAATCATTCCACCATAAACCCAGACAAACCGCTTCGGCTTAACTTCGCTTGTATGGAATTCCTGAAAAGCCACAAACGAACCACCATCGGCAAAGTTAACCGGCGTAAGATCGCTATCGGACCCATTTCCAAACTCGACATCTCCTGTCTTATAGAAATCTACAAAAAGCGCCTTAATCTTCTTATTAAGCGTGTAATCCTGCGGGTCGGCCCTTATCGGCATCGTTTCGAGTTTAGCTGTATATGGAAGCCCAGCAACCACTACAGACGAAGCGACATCAATAGTTATCGATCCGTTGGAAACAACCTCACTTTCAAGGACAATCCCATCAGCAAACACGGCTACCGTAGAGCCGTTTAAGTGGTCAAGGCCGGTGAATGTGGTAGCGGCTGTAGAATCGTAACCAAGTCCGCTGTCAACGAACCATGCGTCTTCTTGGTCGTCTCCCCAGTCCCTTGGCTGGAACTGCTCGATAAACACCCCATTATCTCTAGTGACGGACACCCAAACCTCGTCTTCATTGCTACCAGATATAATTGCCACACTTTCAAAATCGCCATCGGTAACTTGTGGCGACCAGGCAACAACCGACTGAGTTCTGTCGTAAGTCAGGGTTGCAATGTTTCCATTACCCAAAACAGACCATAAGACCGGGTCTGGTCTTAACTGGAAAGCTATATCAGTAATGCCGCTTTTGGTAATCTCCGGGGAAAGAATCGTAAGATCAGGAGACAGATATTTGTCAAATTGCAGAGAATATCCAAATTCGCGGACTATCCTCGACCCACGTTCCACATATACCACTGCATCGCCGCCTAGAACCGCCCTGAGGGCCGCTCCGCCGTGACGAGTCTGTTCTTGGTAGTTTGGGGAGGTAGGCGTTACAGCCTTACCCTGATCGCCATACTTACCGCATGAACCGCTTGTACCAATCAACAGGTAATCTTGACTCAGTAACCACCTAATCGGATTCTGGCCGGGCAGTGCTACCGTAAAGGAAGAGGTATCCAGTGTACCTTCAAAGAAATTAGCCGGATCATCCGGATCTGTCTTACCGAACCATATCGTTTGTGGGAATGTTCTTGAGCCTCCAAAGACAAGTCTTTGTTGATGGGTAACTACCGACAAAGGCCAACCCCTAAAATCGGACCAGTACCCTTCTCGCCAAGTAGATGTTGCTTTAGTAGACACGAGATCATTCAACACCGTCGCTGTCGCTGAAGTACTACTCGCAACGGCCGTAATTCTAACGACTCCCTTATTTGTGTTGTCGGTCACTGTGATATTGTAAGTGCATGTACCGCTGGTGTAATTGCTCATTACCGCTCGGTAAACTGCGCCATCCTCTTCGGTTTCAGCGGGATTATCGAAATTCGTATCAACCAATGGAGCAAGCGCTGATCGCCAGGATATACCGCCGTTTGTGCTTCTTTGGAGCGTTACAGTGCCGGCCCACGTACCGGAAGTTGTAAAACTGTACCCTCCGGTAAATTGAGCAGTAGCGATAGACGTTCCGTTCGCTGAGAACGTACTTGATATTGATGGATTACCGCCGACCTGGTTAATCTGCCAGATAGAACCGATATGGCTGGCACCTGTAGTAGTTTCAAAAATGCCTGAACTTGCTGTAAGCGTGATCGATCCAGTTGTTGCAGACGATGTTATAGTTGTCGCTGTTTCATTCTCTGGTAAAAATGGCCCGGTCTGAAAGTCAACATCTGCAATCGTCCAGTTAGTATTACTTGTTCTGGATAGGACTTGAGGGACATCAGTTCCATCAACAAGATACATCTGATTATCAAACTGAGTGAATTGAATAGCATCCAATTCGTCCGCCGCGAAGACTGTGACTATTTCAACAGGTAATATCGGGTCAAGTATCTGCCCGCCATCTTGAAAGAATCTCATATAGAAAGAACCGGTTTCTACTACGGAGGCATCATCCGTAGAAAACTCAAAAGGCAATAATCGCGGAGTACCTGTTTTGGCAGTGGCGATATACTTTGTGCCAGGTCGCTTTAAAGCAGGACCTTGAACCGTAACGAACATATTCTCCAGTATGCGACTTGACGCGTTATACTTTTGGAAATCAGAACGAGCCTCCATCAATGGAGACACTTGCCCAGCATTGAAAGAAGTAATGCTCGGGTTGTACCCAAAGGCACTGCTAACCAGAAGTAATATTAGAATCAATTTCTTAAGCATTCCGTTAGTCCTAAACTTGAGTTTCCTGTCTGGAATTCATTATAGCCCTGTTAAGTGAGTACGGTATGTTACTTTAACTGTTAAATCGCCAAGTCCAGCAGTCCATTCCGATCCACCAATATTGTCTATTACAAGGACTGCACTTGGCACAAGGTCTAGTGTTCCGGCTATAGGCATTGCAAGTCTTATCTCGTCGTTAGCTTGGTCTATGAAACCTGCCGTATCTATAGTGTCCGATACAATAGCTCCGGCTCCATTGGTATATCTTATTGCAATATCATTATCTCCATTAAGTGTAAAAGGAGTCGTAAGATAATCGTAAACAAGTACGGCAGATATAAATTCGGTTACATACCCAGAGGCAGGTGCAGCTACAATCGTTATCGGTGTTGCTGCCAAAGCCTTTAATTGCGTAGCAGTGACTACTAAAGTATCTGTGATCGCTGCTTCCGGATTACCAAAAACCTCTGCACCGTTTGACCCTGCAGTAGTGACCAAAGATTCTCTACTACCTATTCCCGCATAATCAGAAAATACAGTCTTGTCACCAAGGTCGTACCGTAGTCTTGGCCCAGGTGGAGGTACACTAGTAGAAACATCATCATAAATAGTGAATGGAGTATCAACGAGCTTGTTGCCCTGGAAGATACGAATTCTTCCTATTCTACATTTATCTCCACTAGCAAATCCACGCATGTCTATTGTATGCGCAGTCTGCGAATCAACTTCTCTATAAGGCACACAAAGAACGTGAGGGCCATCTGTAAGGGTAAACTCGCCAGCGTTGCCCTCCGCTAATATCTTACAGTAAATCGGAACAGTGGCCTCTATGACAACGTCCCATACGGCCGTATAATTATTAGCGTTGCTGGTGTCTCCACCCATCGCAGAACTATCAGTTAATGTGAATAGGGCGTTATCTCCAGTTGCTACGTATTCAGTTACAGTAGGCCCACCAAGAAAATCATAAGTTGCCGTTCCTTTTGTCATTGTTGTTTCAGTAGATGTCGCAACGCTTGTTGACAGTTTACTGGAAATATGATCGGCAAGTAAAATCCCTCTTGATGGATCGCCCTTATTATCGTTATTGTGCATAGCAAGAGCGTTTGAGTATATAGCATCATTCGCTGTCCCTCCTGATATATCATCACCTATGCGGTACGGTATATTCTCGTTATTCTCGATAACTATTCTATCCCTTAATAATCTGTTAACCGATCCAGCGTCAGAATCAATCCAGATGCCAAGACTCCTCTCAGAACCTAAAGACGAGTACCCGAAGTTGTTTTTTATAGTTATATAACTAGGCAATTTAACAAATTTGAATGCGTATTGATCTCTCGGAGCAATTCTGCATCCAGTTATAGTAACGTGCGTTCCGCTTGACGTTGCAGAATTCCTTAGTACTGTCTGGCCTGCGCCGTTTTCTGTGCCAAAGATACAATCCCTAATATTCACAGTAGCAGTATTTGTGACCCAAATACCTTCTGTATCGAATCCAGGGGAAGAAAAACAATGTACGTCAATGAGACTCATTGTTCCACCGCCATTATAAAATGCAGAACTTCCACCCATCTGAGCCCAGCAATCCTCTATATTTGTTATATCTGTCTGGTTATCGTAGACTGCGTATGTCATGCCTGATTCAAGGGTGAATAAACACGAACTTACTTGTAGGAATGTAGAGTTAGCACCCGAACCTGTACCATTTGGCCCTCCTGTTTCGATACATTTCGATACTTGGTTGTTAAAGAAACAGTTTCGTATAACTACTATTTGCTGATTAACATTTGCATTGTTTATTTGGATACCAATAAGACCGCCTGAAAAGTTAATATCACTAATAGTGCTTCTGCCGTGAACACCAAAGTTCAAAGTAGTTGCAGCCGCATTTGTCTGGCTGATGATAGTCTTTTTCTGACCAGCCCCAACCAGATTAAAGTTGATTACTCCTGAAGTGACAAGGTCATCATCAATACTATATGTTCCTGCTGGCACATAAACAGTAGTTCCGTCAACCGCAGCGGCGAAAGCTGCGTTAAACGCTGTCACATTATCTGCGGCACTCGCTGTTGGAGACGCCCCGAAAGCCCTAACATCTATTATAGGGCCTTTTGTGATAATGTCACCCGCGATAATATCATCATAGACACCATTAACGACGGTAAACGTATCTGTACCTGAAGTCACACCAACATTGCCGCTTCCATCAAAATTTAATACCTTACCAGCTCTGTCGATTGAATTCGGTATTGTCATATCAAAAGAAACACTATCGCTTTCAGGTAAATGTAATGACCTGTCTTTTCTATCCTCTGCATCCTGTATCTGCCTTGTAAGTTTATCTAATGCTGCGACAATGGATGTTGCGGTTATTGCTCCTGACGAAGTCTCTTGACTTTGTTTAATCCGTCGTACGATCTTAACTGTAAATGTAGAGGCTAAAGCGGGACTGATTGTAACAACACCGCCATTAAGGTAACTGCTGCTAGTCGGTGCAATAGTGTAATCTGTGTCTTCGACCAGTGCAGCTATGGGATCGCCTGTAGAAGTCAACGGAGCGTAAACCAAAACATCGTCGCTTGAATTACAAGCAAAGGTAAAGGTGAATGTTGTCGTTGATCCGTTCGGGGCAAAAGACTGTCGAACCGTTTCGCCATCAGACACCGTACCGAATGCGGAGATTGTAAATAACAATACGATCAAAAAGATTACATTTTTCATTTTCTTATCCTTAAGTTGAAGTTGTGGTTGGAGCGAATCTTTCCCTTGTTGGGAGAACTTTACTACGTCCACCACCCCAATCAGGTATACTTCTCGCTGTATTATTAAATCCTCTTTGGTTCTCTGCCTGTGCATTCGGCATTACAACCTGTTCATATTTAGCAAGCATTACATTACTGGCTTCCATATCCCTACCGATAACGGGAGCAACTTCTGACGCAAGCAATGTTGCTATACAGTCGATCATTTCTTCTGAAAAAGATGTTGTATTTGGCGTATCAACAATAATTTCGATAAACGCACTGTCTCTGTCGGTATTACTTAAAGTATTTGTTAGTAATATTTTGCCATTGCCGGTAGCGTCTGCGACCATTTCCCATTGATATTCTACCTGAGCACGAACCTGGTATGGTCTTGATTGTGTCCTGGCGGCTATAAGGTTTTCATCAAATTGGCTCACAACCTCAAGGCAATCACCTGGCAAAGTAAAGGCATGTTCCCATTGTCCTATATCCGGCGTAGTATCTAATTCAGTGCCTAAATCAAGAAACCTTACCGTTGAACGAAATGGTGCTTTCCTTGTCGCAAGGTCTTTTATCACTCTCCGTCTTATTCGTGGAAAGTTGAGCTTGCACCATGACGACACTTTATCCGATCCATCAATAGACGATATGAAAGCGTTGCCGTTAAGAGCATCACCTGCACCGCCAAGCTTCCCAAGTGAGATGTTGCAAATATCCGTTTCGGTAGTCATTTTTAGTCTCCCATAAGTGTTATATCACACAAACCAGTTGAAGCGCCCGGATCGCCGGATATTAAAGCACTAACTGTAATTGTCTTATTACTCAATATATGCAATGGTAAATCAGTTCCAGAAACTGTCATAAACTGCTGAACAATCGGAGCCGCATCTGTATTCTCCGCCACTCCGTCACTGACGAATAGAACTGATCCTGTGGCTTTATCAATGAGCGATACAGATGTTATAGTCGCATTGCCAGTATTGTCATTTAACCCGATCATTATTTGCTTTACAGCGCCATCAATATTGACTTCTTCTGTCTGAGTTAACGTAGCACCAGTGGCTCCATTAGGAAACACCAACTGCGGTACTTGAATTCTGAACACTGAGCGTTTATTGTCTCTACCTACGCCTTGTCCCATGATAATACTCCTTAAGAAATGAGGCGGGACCAAGCCCGCCCCGTTATTATTACTGTGTTACTGCAACAATATTAGTCCCATCACTTGCAGTACCTAATATCATCCATCCTATCGCATCATCAATAAATAAGAATGTTACAGTGTCAATATCATCCGTAAGAACAACTGTAGCCCACGAAGCATTTGCAGTGTCAGGTGTTATAGTGGCCTCGCCTCCATCGGTTACAATAGAAACGGTCAATATCTGGCCTTCTTCACCGTCAGGTAGTGACCATGCTGAAGCTGCCGTACTTGTACCAAGCACCAACGCATCGGTTAGTGGCAATGCAGCGTTCGTTCCATCCTTAGTTGTTGATCCAGCTTCGGCAATATAAACATTATCACCGGAATCGTCAGCAAAAGTAATAGTTGCATCAGCGGTTGCGTCTTCTGCCGTAAGGATAGTCTCAAAAGCGTCAACAGACCCTTCAAAAATAAGCTGATTAGTACCACCTGTTACAGAGTTTGCTATTTCAGGGGCATTGGTCACAAGCGTCGAGGCCATGACAGCAAATGTGTCAGTCGCAGCAGTGGGGAATGTCCACGTTACATTAGCAGTGGGATCAGTAAATACAACAGTCGCTTCAAAACCATCGGCAGTACCTTCAACGACCCATGTTTCAGCGGCAGCACCATCAAAGATTTTAGTATCAGCAGATGTGAAAGTCAGAACGTCTGCAGCGTCAATCAGAATGTCACCATTCGTCGCTCCGTCTGCGTTAAGATGAATTCCGCCATCGGTTGTTTCGATCTGTAAAGCTGTGCCAACAGTAGTCGTTACCGCATCGATCTTTAACAACGAAGCATTCCACTGTATAATACCATCGGTAGAATCACCAAATTCAAGCGTATCTGAATCGCCAAGCGCAACATCGTAAGCATTAAACGTCACTTGATCCCCGGAAGCATCAAACGATACTGTACTTGCTGTTGCACCAAAAATGTTCAAATCTGTGGTATTCGTTGCGTCACCAAGTGCAATAACAAAATCGTCAGTAGCGTCAGAAGGCAAGAAAGTTAGTACCTCAGAAGCATTGTCAATTACCCATTCGTCGTCAGATCCGATAACTAAATTAGAGTTATCATCAAGATCAATATCATAGGCAACAAATAGCAGATCATCAGTAGCTTCCGTGAATGTGACTTTAGAACTTGCTGTTTCTGAGAATATAACAATATCACCACCGCCACCATCGACACCGAAAGCAATCTCTTTATCATCAAATAAGATATTAAGATCGTCACCAGCGCCATCGTAAGCAAGCGAAATATCATCACTTGTACCAAACACGAGCAAAGAGCTATCCTTAAACTCCATTTGGCTTGCAGAGGCATCGTGGACAATATCGGTTGCTGCACCTGTGAAAGTAACATCGCCGGTACTGGTTACAAGCCCGACAAGGGTTGCTACGCCAGCTCCGGTAACGCCCCAAGTGTCGTCAGTTCCCTCAATATCGTTTCCGCCAGATTGACCCTGAATGTCAATAGTGTTGCCGGTTCCAGCATTAGTCAGCGTAACAGCCTTAGTAGTTCCGGTATCAGACTGCACAAAAGTCAAAATCACATTGTCTGCCGCATCCGTAGCTGTCCACGTCATAACACCATTATCAACAGTAATGTCGCTTCCAAGATTGTACGAGCCATCAAGACTTAGACCGCCTGTATTGGCCTCAATATCAACCCAGGAAGTGCCATTGTAGAATTTAAACAGGTTAGATGTAGTGTTGTAATATAGCCGACCTTCCGTAGATGTTGGATCAGACGTTATACTATTATCAAAGAGAAGGTTTGTTATCAGGGTCGATGTTCCCGTCCCGTCCAACATGCCTTCAACTTCGCCGATAAACCCACGTAATGGGTCATTAGATGTTTTAGAAAATGCCGTTCGTACGTTCTTGTCGTAAAACGACTGCCCAAAACTAAGAGCAGCTTGGGCAGTCCCGGCAAGGCAGGCGAACAGCAATATAACAATTAGAAACTTCTTCATTAGATTACTCCTTAAAAGTAAATTAAAGGGCGGCCAGAGAAAGGTTAAGCCGGCCGCCCATTTCATTATGTAGGCAAGCCCACATTAGAACGGATTACTTGGACATTGTCTTTTGTCCGGGGTTTACTCGGTGACATAGCCGCATTGATCGATAGTGTCGCAGTGCCGTTACCGTCAGCCAGAGTCGCAATAAGACCCATATAGCGATAAGTAGCGTCCGCTGCCTCTCCAACCATCTGACCGACTTCACATGCCGCAATATTGCGATTTACAGCCGCGATACGCGGATCAGCAACGTCATTAGCAATATCTATAGTCAAAACAGTTCTGATAGTATCCAGAGTCGTTTCTGATGCAACTACCAAAGCAATTGAATACGTCGACGTAGTGCCAGCAGCGGCGCCTATTTTCGTCTCTGTTTCAATAGCAAGCCACATGTCAGTAAACCCAACATTAGCGATAGTACCGAGGTCGATGACGTTTTCACTATCAACAGCCCCATCGGTCAAATCTTGTGCTGTACTCAGCACACCTAATTCTTCTAATAGCATAATTATGCTCCTTAATTAAACAAGTTAAAATTTAGACTCAAATTAAGTCAACTGAGTCTCACCAGAACCAATAGCATGGTTCAGGGAATCAAGCCTACGAATGATAATATTTGGACCGATCATAGGAAGTTCAGTCTGATAGATATTCTTATCAGAAGAGTGAACTTTCAACTTATCGTTAGCGCCGAGAATCAACTGTGTATGAACGTCAGCATCACAATACAGCATCCATGTCTTAGACATTGTGGAACTATGTTTGTTAGCCGCACGGATTACATTGTTGATAAGATCAGCACCAGGCGTAGTTGTTCCGCCGACAGGGACATTAGCGATACGTTTAACCGCACGTTGATCGCGAATGACAAAGCCCTGCTGAAGCATGAATTCAATGATAATATCCCAACGACCTTCAGCCGCGTCAATACTTGCAGCAGACGGGTCTTGTACGAATACTCTGCCCATTTCCCGCATCTCCACACCGAGTGTAGGGTGGTTAGGGTTATAAGCAAGGTGAACAGTACTTGGGCCAGGCTGCATCAGCCAGCAACTTCTAAGGTCAACGCCTGTGCCACCCGTATCATATGTAAACTCGCTATCAATCGATGTATAAGGTGCTCGACTGGCAAGGCCAACGATAGAGTTCTGTACTGGGTCTTGATCATCTGGACCTGATATGACAAGGTTTGACCATGTCTGCCCCATACCTTCGATATGATCGTCTTTTTCCTCACTGACAAGCAACTGAGAAACTTCCGGACCCTCTGTCTGTAGAACATCTTCGGGAACCTGGAACCTGCTGCGAGTTGTAGCAAGTGCCTCAACGAACGGTGTCCGCTCGCTCTTAGACGATCCCCATGTACCACCGATATTAGTCAGTGTAGATGTTGGCAAGGCCGAAGTTCTCGCACCAGTGACAAACAGTCCGCCATTTGAGGGCATTGCCGGGAGATCGAAAAGAAGGTCGTTCCGCTCAATCAATGTGTTAGTGACCTGTACAGCCCCGCCGTCCGGAGCTTTCAATTTCTGCACGTCAAATAGATTTGACCTGCCTGTTAAAGCTAGTGTACTCATTTTATTTCTCCTGAAATAATATTATTGTTTACGATTATTTCGGAGAAGTCATCCGTTTCCGGGCTTCGCCTTGCAATTACCCTTGCATAAAGGGTGTCGTCTTTCCGACAGTCGCAAGGTGCAACCAATGGTTACATCGTCTCGATTTTTATTATATTTTTATTTCCATCCCAATATTTCTGCCGTCTTAGGCATTTGCTGTGCGGCTGATTTAGGTGTTGATGGCGAATCACCGCCATTGCCCGAATCGTTTGAGCCTTCGGCAGCGAGTGGGGCGAACTGGTTTATCATCAATCTACGTAAAACAGGATTTGTAGCACCTTCCCGATCTCTCAGGAATTCAGCGATACCATTAGCTTCTTCAGCCGACAGATTGGCATTGTTCGTCAAAGCCCTATGAAGAAGTACAGTCTTTTCATTCACCGCATCTGCACTACCGAAATCGGTATGCGCTGACAATGCGTCATTACACGCTTTAACTTCAATAACCCTGTCTGCCTTTGCTTGTTCAGCGGCGGCAGTCTGCATTGTTTCAGCATTCGACATTATATGCTTGCTCAAATCGCCATTAAACAGACGAATCATCTTGCCGACTGATTCTGTAGACACACCTTCATCTACCGACCACTGTTTGATAATGCCGATAAGAGCATCATCGACCTTTGCATCATCCGCCAATCCTTCTTTGAAGTTGACAGCCGCGAAAGACTCTAAATCTTTAGGTATCGTTCGCCCAAGTAGTTTATTTGCGTTTGCTGTAAAGTCAGTCCTTGAAGCATCGTCAGGCAGTTTATCCATAGATTCTGGGAACTTAAACGGCTTGCCGGTCATCTGCTTAAGTGACATGCCATCTAATGCAGCATCTTCCATTGTTGAAAACTTCTCCATGTGCGTAGAGAATGCCGTCCTATTGTCGTCTGTTATTGACGCGTGTTCGATTCCTGTTATGTCCATAATAGTTTACCTTTCTAAGTTAATTCTCTTTTGTTATTACCCATGTTTTAGGTGTCTGATATTCAGGGTGATCGTATGTGAACTGTAAATTATCAATAATCGCCACATCGCCACTCTTGGGGTTCTGTGGGAAAACGCTATTATCTAACTCTATCCAACCTTTTTTTGTATAAAACTGATTCATACTCTACTCTTTCATATAATCAATAGTTATAACCGTAACCAACACACCACGTTTGTTCACTGTGCAAGAACGGTCGAAATTTAGGTTGTTCACACTTCTGGGATCAATACGCTTATGGCGTAAGAAATCACCAAGCTGGCCTTCGTCGTACGTACAGCGGGCTACATGTTGCGCCCTGGCCGGTGACATTTCAATAATACATTCAACCCGTTCAGGTTCGCCTTTGATAATATATCCTTCTCGGATAACTTGCTTCTTTGGCTTACCTACTGTCGCTGTTGACTGGGGTTCGATTAACTGACACTGCCTTTCTAGTTCGGTAATATCCGTGAACAATGCAATCCGCTCAGGTATTATACCGATCTTTAAGGCTCGCTTTATTACCGGATGGTCGCTTTCAGGGTCTAGCGGCTGAGCGGGTTCATCTGTTGAGCCTTTTCCAACTGGCATACCGATAAGAGGTCCATCGGCAACGGAATCACCTTTATCGTCAGTTGGAAACCTAGTTGGTTTAAAACCCTTCAACATATTACACAGTTCTCGGTAATCGTCAGTGTCATACTCAACACCTAAATTGTCTAATTCTTTTTTAACTGCCTTTTTACTTTTATTTGCCATGTCTTTATCTTTCTATTGTCCTACGTTTAAGATCCTCTGTGCCAATCGCAATAGGAACCTTTTCTTTTTATCCACCTTCTCATTTATCATACCCTGGGCAAGAGTCCTGAAAAATGTCTGCTCTTTGCCCTGAATAATTTCGAGAACATCCTTAAGCATGTCATTGTGCAATACCTTATCTTCTTCGGTTTCGATCTTGGTAAATATCCTGCCAAGACGTGCCGCTAAGAAATTCGGACCTGCTGACATATATGCTTTATGGATTCCTGTACTCATTTACGTTTTCCCTTTTTACTGGACGTTTTACGAGCAACTTTAGTTCTCGCCGCTTTTCTACCTGCCTTGTAACCTATTCCCTTTGGCATGTCTAACTCCTTAATGTAAGTTTCTTTTCTGGTTGAATAATATCGCTTTCCGGCTTTACCGCTGTAATCACAAAACTATTTGTGCCGGGATCAAACTCTGTATTCAGCTTAGCATTGGCTGGCACAGTATCCATTACGATCTTTGGTATATTCATTATACCGCCATTGTTATCGATTATACGCCATAAGACGGTATTCGTTAGCGCCTGTAAGTTCTGCCTTACCTGCTGACGTTGCTGTTTTTCGGCTCGTCTTGTCTGCTTTGCTGTTTTAGCTGCCATTATATAACTGCCTCTAGTTTACCGAGTCCCATATCGTAAATAGTTTTATCAAATTTTCTTTTGCATACGTCACATGCGTACACCCATTGGGTATTTCCGTCGTCTGAGTGAACTAACAATTCTGTTGAGCGTTTACCGCAACAATCAAAGTTGTTTTCCATTTACACAGCCTCCTGAACCTGGGACATTACGCTTGTATCATCAACGGGCCCCTGTAAGTTTTTGCTAGCTTTCATCATTTCAATAGCGTTTTCCTGCTGTAACTGCTGTGCTCTTTGTTCGTTCAATGCTGCGACTGTCTCGTTAAATTCTTCTTCTGGGACGATCTCGCTTGCCGGGAAGTCAACAGCTTCTAACATCTTATCCATTGTCCCCTTAGTTCTGATGCCATGAACCAAGTCTGGATTCATTTCTAATAGCCCTGAGTCTCGCAGTACGCCAATACCGGTAGTGATCGGCTCCAATGCCTGTGTAAGCTTCTGAGCTTGCGCCAGCGGGCCTATAAACGTCGGTTGAATGGAGATTGATGTAACTTGTTCATCGCTATTACCGCGGATAATATCGGTTATATTCTCCATAGTGTCCGGAGCGAACGGCCCACGACCGGCACGAACTTCAATATCAACCATCCGGGCATCAGCTACGCTTAGATATTTACTATGTGTCTCGATAGCAGGGCTTAGCAAAGTAGCCTTTTCGCCTGCCATCTGGAAAATCTGTGTTGCTGTTACAGGCTGTTTATTGTTTCTCGATAGTAAATTGAACATTTCAAACTTATCAATAAAGAACCATCTGCGCAATGCGTCATCATACACATCGATTATCTCTGCCGGTATATTCAGATTACCAACCATATCAAGCGATTTTGGAGGACGGTCATAATTGGCCTTATCGACATACATTTCACCTTCTGGCGATAAATGTATATTGCCCTTCATTGTGTCCATAGCAATAAATGGCGCTCTGTTCTGAAGCTGGGCATTCTCTAGAAAGTTCTTATGGACCTGTTGAAGTCCCATACAATCCCAAATCGCATACCATGCCGGGGTGCGACTCGCTGACTCCCAAGGCTTCTTATCGAAGTCCCAATTAACAAAAGGTTGGGAAAAGAATCCCATATTCTTATTTAGTGGGGTATTCTTCTTCGCGGCGTCCAAGTCAGCAAGTTCTAAGAAATAAACAGAAAGCCAGGTCCAATCACCTTGAGGCTTCTTGAAAGCGTTATCGCCGGTTCCGTTCCATATCTGATGGTCAACTTTGAATACCGCACGGAATACCGTAAACTCCTGATTGAGCTTGCCAGCCTTTAATGCGTTATTAACCGCCATTGTCAGCATCTTCTCGGCTTTACTGCCATCTGGATCATCGCCTATGAACTTATCATGTATTTGTTTTGCAGTCCATTTCTTATCACGAACAATAAGTCCGTTGACTTCGTTGAATTTGTCGTAGTAAAGCCGTACATTCCGGTAATACTGAGGAATCCACATTGTGCGTCCCGTAGATGTCTGCTCTTCGGCAAACATTACAGGTGAACCGGTGGTAATCCCATCAAGTGTAAATTGTGGCTGAACATCATAGAAATTAGACTTTTGATATGCTTCGGTCATGTGATCTTTAATATCCTGCAGCCAAACATCAAGTTCGTCAACATCACGAAGACTGAATTGACCCATCTGATAACGTATCCAAGCAATATTCTTTGAGACGAGCGAACCCTGGAACCCTGTAGCCATGCTCTTAGAGTACCACGGACCAGAACCGTTATAAATCTCCTGACCGAGCAAGTCCATGTCGGTATTCTCACTACCTGTGGACCTGTTCTCCCCAGACTCTGGCTTCTCGTCGCTCCTGAATATACGGATTATCTGCTCACGGTTGGTATTAAGCGTCGAGTACTTGTCCTCAACTTCCATCCACCGATCAAGTATTCGGTCGTATAATGTTTTTTCTTTCCATGCTACCATTGGTCAATCCTAAATCGTCAATCCCAATACATTTGTTTTGTTAATAGCCCTTAGCCCAGGTAATCCTAGAGCTGGCTTTGTGAAACCCTTCGTCAGTAATGAAGCAGAAAGCCGCTTACTCGTACGTGAAGCCTCTGTGTCCTGCGGTAATGCCTCAGCAGTCCGCTTTACGTTTTCAGCTTGTTTTGAAGGCAGGTCAACCCCGCCACCACCTGATAAAAAATCATCGCTCTTGGTCATTTTGGCTCCTTGTTTATCTTAAAATCGGCCTTTAATAAGCCTTCGCTCGCGTTTATAGATTTCATGCTCCCATGCCTCTTCGCAATACATTGTTATTATAAGCACTCATACCTCTATCAAGTACATTATTTGTATAACTTTGTCGCTGTCCAGTATTTATATTGCCGATTATTGACCTTGTGCGCCCCAGTCGTTTACCGCCAATAGACTCTTCTACCCAGACCATGCCTAAACCCTGAAATGCGTCCGATCCGTCTGCTGACCAATCGTCTACCGGCTTATCGGAGTGTTTCTTTTTGTCATCATCCCACTCATAACGATAGAACCCTAAAGACTTTATAAGCTTTGAAGTCTTCTTACCTTCAAAGAATACGTGCGGAAATATCATTCTTGCAGCTTCAATACTATCGCCTTTTGATTTACATCGATCAACCTGATTAACTTTGTTAGTGCCTAGCAACTGCTCAACAGTATCGAACAATGGCTCAGCAGTTACAGCATTGCGTTTAGCTGCATCGTGTGGTAAATAGTGCTTTTCGTATGTATAAGGCTTATCTTTAACGATTTTGCAATGATATGTGATACCTCGGTTAGCTTCTTCGTGATAGTCGATAACTCGCACTTCCGCGGCGATAAACTGTACGAAAAGTATAACTGTTGGGTGTCCAATGCCAATATCCCAGAAAGTGTAAACCGGTTCGCTTTCTTGATACGGTAGAAATCGTATTCGACCTTCTGATCTGACTTTCTCTAACTCTACTCCGAATACCGCACCTTCAACAGCTTGTTCAAACGCTTCAGCTGGATAACTTGGGTGCTCTCGTTTCATTAAACGCCCCAGCCCCATTGCTCCATCGCGGGTTAAAGCGTACCATGCTTGCTGTTCTATCGAAGTTTGTATATTGTTCTTCTCTTTTAAATCCGTGAAATACCGCTTTAATTCGTCCGAAACTGTGATACCTGTCGAATCTGTCGCATTCTTAGGATCATCAAACCATGCAAAGAAATGAAACTTAGCTTGTTTTTTATTAAGATCGATACCGGTAGCACTGTCTGCTTGAGACTGAACACAAGCATCGTAAAAGTCACCTGCTCCACCCTCGGCGGTTGATTCGTCAAAGAAATACGATCCATCATGTAAAGCAGGCATCGTCCCTGACCTCAATTCTATGGCCTTTTGCGGGTACTTTGCACATATCTTGCCGTGCTCTGACACATGGAGAAAACGCAAGGTCGATGACCTCATGGAGGTTGCAACACGAAGACAACTATTATTGGAAAGTCTCAACTCGTTAGCATCGCATTTAGTCGCTGGAATACGCTCTAGTATGGTCTTAGGTAGGTTGTCGTAGGGGTATTTAATCTTTGTAGTGAAGATGTGCTGCACGTCTTTTAAAGTATGGGCGATAATGCCCGCTTCGATATTATTATTAAATAAACATAAGTCCAGCCCCATAAGATCAATAAGAGTCGAAAACCCATGCTGCCGACTCTTAAGAATTATATTCCAGTACCACATATTAGCGTAAAACTGCTCTTGTGCCATTCTCATTTTGAACAGTACTCGGTTAGAATCCTCGTCGATAATCCAATAAAGGTTATTTAAACGCCAATATTGGTCGTCAAGGCTCGATTCAAGAGTTTTTAATTGTGAGTCCTTTACCATTTGACCCTATTTCCGTCAATAAATGTGATAATGCGTCACTTATACCATGTTCAACATCTTTCTTGTCCCTCTGGTCCAACTCGTTCTTACCAAGGAATATCAATAAAGCAGGATTACCTTTCTTTGCGGTATCCATTTGCATCTTGCGAAGGTTGTTTTTGCGTTCGCATCGTTTCTTAGTTAGAAGTTCCTTAAAATGCCTTACCAATGTTTCGCCGTCTATACCCATAATATTGGCTATTGTGTTATTCAGGCATCCATTTAACGCTAATTGGCTCATTTGGCTTATTTGGTCTTCTGTATATGTATGCGGTTTTCTCCCAGCTTTCTTTTGTTTGGCCGATACTCTTTTCTTTTTTGCGGTCTTTTCAGCCATCATTCACCTAGTATCTTGTTTAGATTCTTATGCTTTACATTGCTGTATTTGTCCCCTACTTGTGAGAAGTTTTTAACTCCTCGTGGGTCTGGGAAGGGTCTTGCTAGCTTTATTATCTTTGTTATTGTATGTGTGTGTTCAGCCATTATATCCCTTATCCCTTACAATTATTCTCTTCATGCCCGCATTATACCATAATCTCACTCAATGTAAACATATTTCCCGTCTATTTATTAAATATTTATCGCCCTTCTTAGGCTCTCAAGCACGATTTTCAACTTTCTTTTGTTTTTCTTTATTTTTTAGTGGATTTGTTTAAAGCTGTTGGGTATACTTTCCGATAGTTAGGGTATGTTAGTTAATTGTTAATATTATTGAAAGGGAATTGCCATGAAGAACTTAGGACGCATGAACATTTATAAGCATGAAGGCAACAGCTGCTCTAACAATGGGTCATCGTCTCGCAATGACACTGTTATGGTCGTTGATAGCTTCGACAAAGACGCCCCTGATAACGCTGTTGTTATCCTTGAGGACGTAATAGTGAATAAACCCCGCATTCGTGCCGTCCCTGCCAATAAAGAGGG